TTCAGTAGTGCTTGCCTGCGTGTTAATTTCTACGCCATAACGTTGTAATGCGTTGGTACTCGTTCCAATAGCCTTACCCACTAACCCTGCGGCAGTTTTTAAATCAACGCCCTGTGCTGCTGCAAAATCAAGTGTCGCTTTTGTTAACTCTAGGGTGACTTCTCTTTGTCCAACGAACTGCTGCAACTGAGCTTGCGCTGTAATAATAGCTTCATCGCCAAAGGTAGTTAATTTTTGTAATGCAGTTGCCTGGTCTTGATATTTTTTTGAGAGCTCGGCAGTGTACACACCTTGGTTAATCATTGACTGATTTAGTTGATTTACTGCAAGTTCTTGGTCACGGTATGCTTTTACTGAAGCCCCGACGAAGCCTATTATGGCTGTGCCCACTAGCGTAGCCGCTTTACCGATCTCACTAATTAAATCACGAGTTTTAGAAAGAGCCGTTGCACCCGCTTGCTTAATTCTAAGGAGTAGTGTTGCTTCTTCATTCCTAGCCATTAATATCTCTTCCTTGAAGCGGTGCGCTTTTTCTGCGCTTGTTCCTTGCGTGCAATCTTAGCATCGTTTTCAATGCCTACTGCTGCGGCCAATAGGTCAATAGATAGTGCGTCAATATCGTCCTTTATTATAACACTAGGGCGTGTGCCATATCTACGGGCAATTGTGTCCAGTTCAATGAGTTTTGAACGGCTCAGTCTGGTTATGTCGCTTTTTTTTTTCCGTGCGTATACAGCATTATTTCTGTATAAAGTTTATCGGCTAATTCCCAATCGGTGAAAAGGTTTTCAACCCAAATACCCTCTTCTTCTTTTTTTCGTACGATCGCAGGTTCTAAAACTCCCGCAAGTATAACGTCTGAGTAATGGCTTTTAATTTTCTTTATGTCGCCCTCAGTCAATTGCCTTTCAGAATCAGGGTTACCGACCTGGTAAGTATCAAAGGTTCTTTTGACTGCCTTCGATCCATCTAAATAGTCTAAGGGGTTAATCTTTCTTATTTTAAAGATAACCCCACAAACTTTGATAGTTTTTGTTTGATCCCTGTTCAAATAATCTTCTAGGGAAACGTTCTTCTCTTCTCTACGCAGCCAATTAAGCATAACTAGACTTAGTATTAGTGACCTGTGCCTGTAAAGCATATCCTGTCGCACTAGAGGCATCCCGAAGTACGGCAAAGGTTACTTCACTAATAAGTAACTCATCCGGTCCACCAATTTCAGGATCACCTGCGTCCATGATGCGGATATTGGGCATGTTGAATTTGATGCCACGGCGAATAATTGAGGTCGAAAGCGTATCGCCCAAGAACTCAAGCTGTGCAGAATAATTAGTATTGGCCAACATAGCAGCATAGGCAGTAGTGGTATCAAATCGCATGGTTGCACTGAAAGTAAACTGCGCCATTCCAGGAGGCAACACTTGCAGTAAATCACTACCAATGCGTCTGCTGGCGCTGTCAGCTTTTAGGTTATTTGTCCAACCAAAATTAATAGATTGTACATGCCATTGTGAAGAACTAGTTAAACTAGCAAAAGTGCCTTCAACCGAAAGTCTGCCGCTCACAAAACTGAGTGCAGTAATACTTTGCGCAGGAAGTGTAGACCCAAAATCAGTTGCACCTACGGTAGAATCAACACCTATAAGCGAAGCCTCACATTTAAGAGCTTCATCAAGTTCAGCAACGAAATTAATTTCATTTACACGCAATCCGGTATACTGAAAAACCTTGCCGTTAACACTATCGCCTTTGCGGTTATTGATGGTCAAAGATGTGTAGCTTTGATCCATGTTACCGATTTCAAAAGTATGAGTGAATGCGGTGCCGCCTGCGGTTTCACCAGTAGCGGTTGCGCTTGTTACCGTTCCACCGAACGCGTTTTGCAAAATAAAATTGCAGGCGTCGCTTTCTGGATAGTAATAATATTCAAGGTCGCCTTCTACAACTTTGCCCGTTTTAATTTCATAGGCATAGGTTCGGCTTTGTTCAATTTGCTCTAAGATTTTGGTTTCTTTAGTGGTTTTTAAAGAACTCGAGATAAACAATAATTGCGATGCAATTGAACCTGCTGTGCCTAGTGCGGTCTCTCTTCCAATGCCAATATAACTTAACGGTGAAACGGCTGCGCCTTGTCCAACACTCATTTTAAATCACTCCTACAATGTAGCGAGGCTATAGTTATGGTGCGCCTGCGCTATTTCGTTCAAATCCTTTTGATACTGCTCTATCTTAGCCTGAAAATCCTTTACCTTGGCTACCATAGTTTTAACTTTAACACTGTCTTCTACACGATAATTATAAGTCATTTGCGTCTTCAAGTCTTGCATTTGTGACTCGCCCAACATCAAAACAGTCCCCTTTGAGCACTGTACGACGGGTAACTTAAAGGCTGAAATATAGTCGTTCATCCATTTAACGCTAAAAAGTAGGTTGCTTGACGTGTAGCATAAATCGCCCTGGTCATCTATGGCGTAAACATGCCGCATATAATTGGTTTTGCCACCGCCATCCTTATCAAAGGCATAATAACTGTCATTCCAGCAGTAATCATATCCGATCAAAATGTACTTATCGTATCCAAAAAAGTTAGCCCGACCCTCATTACTTGACTGAGTCATGACCACTAGCATGGCATTGCTCACGTTCGTTCCCGCGGGCACAAAGTTTTTGCAGCCAGATATTTTTGAGAACTCTAATTCGCTTTTTAAAATATCCTGGTTACAAAAGAAAAAGCGGTCCTTCCAATTGCCCAGTTTAGCCCAAACCGGGTTACCACAAACGTTCTGCAGAAGCACCGTATCTTGTAATTGGTCTTTCCACTTCTCACAATAAGCTTCAAAATTTACGTTCGCATCAGCCAAAATACAAAAATTGGGTGTAATACCATGATCCAAACAATGACCAAGAGTCTTATCGCAAACCACAATATCAACATTGCCTTGCATATTCTTGATTGTTTCGATTTCTTTTTCAAAGCTATACCCATTGGCAATAAGTAGACAGGCTTTGCCAATCCCCATGAATTTAAATTCTTTCATGGATTTCATTTTCCAATCAGAATTAATTTTAGCATGTTCGCGCCATTGCTCAGCCCATTGCCCATAGGCTTGTTGACTTTGTTTTCTAATATCGTCAGGACTTAATCTACCCATTTTAATTACACGCCTTTTTAGTAATGAACTACTGCCTCAACATCCATCACACCTACCCTATACATGGTTTCCTCTTGCGTTGAGCTATAGTAGACAACGCTGGAAGGGAATTGCCAACTAACAGTGTTAGACAAGGTGGGATTATTGCGCAGCACTTCCTCTATGTTTTCCATCAATATGGCTGTCTCGTCGTCAGCCTCATCCTGCCTATAATCTGAAATAAGGGAGCGAAACATGCAACCTGCAATTTTAAAGGTCACACGAGCTCTGCGTTTGGCCGTGGCTTGATTGTTTGCAATAGTGTCTGGGTCTACCTGCTTGCTATCCACCCAACACGTCACAGCGGGCAATCTGGAGGTGTCTATATAGATCAGCTCCGGGTTAATTGTATAAATCTCTTTTACACGCGTTTCGAGTGAGGCACTTAGGTCGGGGCTTGCGGTGCTAGTGTTTGCCGTTGCAAAAATTGTCTGTATTGCGCTTTTTATTCCATTTAAATCAATAGCCATAATATTTAATTCTTCTTAGTCATAAATTTTAATGTATGCACTGCCATATCCTCAAGCGCATCTTTTGATAACCACATAAACGAACGCTTAGGGAGTTTTTCACCACCCTCATCATGCGCAAAAGCGTAAGGAAAACCGGTCTTTGTTTTTGCCGCATTGTACCAAGTAATTCCAGTAGACGAAGTTCTGTAGCTGGCGGGTGTGAAGCTGTTTCTTAGAACACCCGTATCTTGTAACATGTTTGTTGGTGGCGCCGTTTTACGTTCAGGGTCTTTACCCGCAAAGGGAATTACTCTACCATTAAGAGTTCTAAAATGTATAAGCCCTGCAAGCGTTGCTTTATAGCTTTCGCTCCATTCGGGCCAAGGTCCGTCAGGCCCTTCTTCATCTTTAAAATGTTGCTGTATGTCTTTAAAAGCAATAACCGCAATTCCGCCTGCAAATTCTTTGCTACGGGCTGCGATGTCATTCGCATTACTTATTAAATCAGACATTAATTTATTTGCCGCACGCGCGTCTAAACTAAGTGATGCAAAGTCGTCAGCCATCAGCCCGACCTCTCATCTCCAATATCTGAAAGCTTGTCAGAATCAGTTACCCAGCTTGTAGAGGTGTCCTCATTAAAAGTGTTTGAGTAATCTTTAGTGTTCGAGTATACGGCAAAATTACCGTCAGCCTTATCCGCAATTACATCTCCATTGGCGTCAAGTAAATCAGTTTCACCTTCTAAAATTGATTTCAAAAGGTTAATGGCCGATTCGTAAAACACCTCTGCTTTAGTGAGTGATTCTTTGCCGGAGCGGGAATTGAATTTTAAATAATACGAGCAGGCAATGAGCTTTGTGCAGGTGACAAGAAGAGGTGTCGTTGTAGAAGCCCCAATCAAGTCACCCACATCATAACGCTTGGACATATAACTATTAACTTCACCCTCAGCTAAGTCTATAGCGTCAATAGCAAGTTGTTCAGCGGGTGCTGAAAAAGAGTGCCCGACTAATAGGTTACTGAGTGAAGTAATAGTTGATACATAATTTCCCAAAGTATTAAGCCCTTAATTTTCCTTCAGCTCTAATTTTATCAATAAAAGCCTGCAATTCTTTATTGCGTTCTTTACGAGCAGGATCTTTTGTATATGGCTTAAGTGCATCTACATAATGCGTGTAGATGTTATTGTTTTTGTATCTGGCACGTTTTAAAAGTTTATTTCCTCTTAAAATATACCACTCTTCTACCTTATCGCCTTTCGAATCTAGGTATTGTCGCTGCTGCTGAATAGCTACATGAGCTGCGGCATGTTCCGCAGTCTGTATCACATCGTCAGCCGCCTGCTGTCTGGCGGGTCTACCTCTTCGCTTTGGCTCTGCTTGTTCTAGTTCTGACATGTTTGTTTGTCCTTTTGTTAACAGTAGAGGGGGCATGATCAAAATTAATTAATCATGCCCCCTCAACCTGGTCATTGGATTGTCTGAGTCAAGTCACTTGTTTATTACTGCTGAGTGTCTCGGATCAAATATCCGGCGAGAGAGGCACATACTTTATGCACCCAATCACGCTTGACTTCGATCGCAGTAGCTTCACGCTCCTCATCACGCCATCGGCGTACAGCAGGAGTGTTTTTCGCAAAGATATAACCCGCTGAAGGTAAACGTGGGCTAGGACGTGCAGGAGTATAGTAAAGCAACATGTTATCGCCCCAAATTGGAGTAATAGCAGAGGCTTGACCTTCCGCAGCAGTGTCCTTGCTAGCAGTTGGAACCATCAGTTCGTCTAAGTCAAATAATCCGGCAAGGATTTCTTTACTCATTGCGCTAGAAGTATATTTGACGCGGTCCAGCACTGATTGATGATTCTTACACGAAATGAATCCGGCTCTAGGAAGAATTGCTCTATTAGGCTTGAACCCACTGTTATTGATTACGGTAGTAGTACCAGTGTCAACAACAGGAATTGGGTTACTGGTGACAGTATCCAAGCTAAAATGAGCGGTTGAAGCCAAACTAACGTTCAAACTCCAGCTAGAAGTTGTGAACAATGCCGCAGCATGGTCCTCAACTTTTCGCAGAATCACGTCAGTCAATTCTTCAGTGGTATCAGCACGAAGGCTCGCTCCGTCAAAGTTGTCCTCTTGCGAGTCAGTGACGTAGTCCTTCAGAGCGTGATGCTCAAGAATGTAAGACGCAGTGCTTACATCGAAGTCATGACGATTTGCGAGACCGCCATCGGATTTAGCCGTTTCGGGAATCCTAAAATTCCTTTCATAGATGCGGTAAAGATCGGAATCCTTACGAACATCAAGAACCGGGAACATATTCATCGCAATGTATTCCTGATTCTTATATTTCAGCGAAATATTTGAAAGGAGGGTATCAATATGCAATTTACTTTTTAAAGGCATGGTCGTTATCCTCTCATTTCATTATGGAATAGCTCGGAAGCCTGGATTAATCAGGACTTCAGCGATTGTTCCGGTTGCCGATACTGCGCTACCAACCAACACACCAATAAAGGCAGTGCCAGTAGTGACAGCGGTATATGGAACGCCGCGTCCATTTGAATCAGCAGTGACTAAGCCACCAGCAGATACAGTATCGTTAAATAAAAGTTTAGCCTTA